TAGAATCTAATGGATTGTCTGAAAAAAATGATCTCATATTATCATATAAAAACATTCTTCTCTTTAGACTTAAATGATGATAATTAATCCCATCAAAGAAAGCACTCTTTCTTCTTACTACAAACACTAATGGATACATATCATAATAATCATCAGGAGCAGAGGGAATATATTTAAAGAAATACATACGACCAAGTTGTACCCTTCCAACAGCTTTACCTTTGACTTCTCTTAACGATGTGATTGCCATTCTTCTTATTTCTTCTTATATTTATAAGGGTTCTTTGGAATATCCAGTTCTTTTTCTGTTAAAACAATAAATTCCATACCACGTTTTTCTGCCCATTTTCGAGCAGCCTTCCATTTACTCTGATTCATAACAAATCTCTTTAGATCATTCTTATACTTAATAGAGATTCTCTTTCGTTTCTTTGGAGGTCTACATTGACTAGCTGGTTTCACCTCTATAATATACTTCTTAATCAATCCTTCTGGATTCTGTATCTTGACATAAAAATCAACAAAATATCGTCTGGTTTTCTTCTCAATTGGATTGTAATATGGTATAATGACATTCTCTGATGCCCACTCCAATACGTTTGGTTGACGATCAAGATACTTCATATACTTGAGCTCCCATGATGATCTGTACACAACTTCTTGCAGATTAGCTACATATTTTGCCTTATTATGTACTTTATATTTGCCAACGTGCTTAGAATAATTCATAATAGATGTATAAATATATAGATTCAACAGTATTTATAACGGAGAATAAAATACCATGAGAGATTGGTTAGGCAGAGAAGTAAGTGGTGGCAAAGGAAATGATTTTTCTGGTGCTAATTATGATGCACAACCTACGATAGATTATATGCGTGGAAAGGGCATAGAAGATTTTAAAGCCCAAATGAGAAGAGGTTTTGCAAGACCAAATATATTTAGTGTTGACATTAGTACTGTATCAACTGATAAAGCTGCCAAATATAGAATGAGTTGTTTTCAAGCACAAATTCCAGGTGTCAGTATAGCCACAACTGATAAAGATATTGGTTTTCGTTCTGTTGCATATCAAAAATTATTTTCAGACATGACATTAGGTTTCTATGTAAGTACTGGATTAGAAGAAATACAATTTTGGCAAAAATGGATTGATTCTATAGTAAATTCTAAAACAAATCATTTTAACCTTCCAAAGAATTACTATGGAACTATTAATGTTACACAGATAAGTAGAACGGGTGGTCCTTCTGGACAATGGACATTACACGATGCTTATCCAAAAGCAGTAGACCCTATAGCATTAGACTATGGAACTAATGATGCAGTTATGACTATGGCCACAACAATAACATATCGTAATTACACACATAGGTATTTGGATGAACAAACAGCAACAGCAATAGCTGCAGATGTTACTACCAAACCAAAATCAGATTTCCGAAATGTAACATCAGAACTAAGAGATGAAATTGAACCATCTATGGGTAATGCTGGTGGTGCATCACTCACCAAGGCTGGAGCTGATAGTAAATTTGCAGGAGGTGGTGATATGGGCCCCTCAGAATTTTAAATAATATTAACATCATTTTATATAGGAGTGAACTGAAATGGGATTACCAACAATAGCAGTACCACAATATACTTTATCAATACCATCAACCAATAAAGAGGTAAAATATAGACCCTTCTTAGTAAAAGAAGAAAAGATTCTTCTGATAGCTATGGAGAGTGAAAGTCAAGGTCAAATTATTGATGCAACTAAAACAATAATTGAAAATTGTATCTTTGGTGATGTTGATGTTGCAACAATGCCAACATTTGATTTAGAATATATATTTTTACAACTCAGAGGTAAAGCAAAAGGTGAAGACATTGAATTAAAATTTACCTGTCCTGACTGTGAAGGCGAAATCGTTGTTAAAGTTAATATTGACCATATCAAAGTCATAAAACAAGATGAACATGATACTAATATTAAAATAAATGATGAGCTAGGTGTTGTAATGAAATATCCAAGTGTTGATTTACAAGCTAAAATAGAATCATCTACAAAAGATCAAAATAAAATAGATGCATTATTCTTCACAATTATTAATTGTGTAGATTATATTTACGATAAAGAGAATACATATCCATCTAAAGACCATACAGAAAAAGAAATGACAACTTTTATAGAGTCTTTAACAGATGAACAGTTTCAAAAAATATCTGGTTTCTTTGAAACAATGCCCAAACTTAAACATGAAATAGAGTTACATTGTACAAATAAAGTGAAAGGTAAAGGGAAAACAAAAGAGAAAATTTGTAACCATAAAGAGAAAATGATGTTGGAGGGTCTTGCAAATTTTTTCGGTTAGCCCTTTGCCATGAATCGTTAGCGAATCTGATAACAACAAACTTTAATATGATACAACATCATAAATATTCACTAACTGAATTAGATAATATGATTCCATGGGAAAGGGAAGTTTACATTAGTTTATTGATGAAGCATGTACAGGAAGAAAACGAAAGAACCAAACAATCGAACAGAAACAGAGGATAAGTATCAATGGCCAAGAACAAAGAAAAAAAGAAGCCTGTGGAGAAGAAGTCTGAGAAGAAACCAGCAGAGAAAAAAGAAGATACTGGTCCTGAAGATTTGTTTGCAGCTGTTTCAAAAGCAGTAGCACCTCTATCTAGTCATTTAAACACTATTGCGAAACATACACAAGCAATAATGAAAAATACAGCAGGTGGTAAGGACGACAAACCAACAGCTGAACAGAAATTTGAAGGCAAAAATATGTTTTCCAAAATGTTCGCAGGTATTAAAAATGCTCTTGGTGGTCTTAAACCTGAGAAAAAAGAAGAAGGCAAAGGATTTTTTGGTTGGATAAAAGAAAATTGGAAACTGTTGCTTGTAGGGGTACTTGCATTAGCACCTCTTTTTCTACCAATAGGTACATTAGTTGATATGTGGAGAGAGTGGTTTCCTAAAATAAAAGAAACTTTTAGTAGTATTGGTACTTTTATAATGGAAAATCCAATCATGTCTGGAATAAGTGCAGCGTTACTTTTTCTTGCTGGGCCAGGTGGTATCTTTGTAGGAATGGGAGCAGTATTAAAAGGAGGTCTAGCGTTAGCAAAGTTTGCAGCTGGTGCAGCAGGACCCTTGGCAATTGTTGCAGCTATTGCAAAAACTATTTATGATGGAATCATGGGTGCAGAGTTAGCTGGTAGTTGGGGTGTAGGTAAAACTGCTGGAGTAGTTGGAGCCGTACTTGGTGGAACTGGTAAAGGTATTAAGAATGCTTTTATGAATGCTGGTAAGTGGGCAATACTAGGTGCTGCTCTTGGTAGTGTTGTTCCCGTTGTCGGTACCATACTTGGTGGCATACTTGGTGCTGTTATTGGTGGTATCTTGGGATTCATTGGTGGTGAAAAAATTGCAAAGATGATCCAAACAGCTATGGATAAGATGAAGGTTCTTTGGGATGGAATGATGGAAGGCATCTCCGATATAGCTAATGATGTTAAAGTATATTTAATAGATCCTATGATGGCGTTCTTTAGTAAAATAAAAACATGGGCCGTGGATGCTATGAAAAAAATACTTCCACAAAAAGTACTTAACTTCTTTGGTATGGGAGATGAGAAAACAAAAGAACCTGGTGATAAACCAGAAGAGCAACCCGAAACTACATCCAAACAAAGGAAACTATTAAGTCGTATTAAACAACAAGAAGAAAAAATGGCTGGTGGCGACACGCACCGAGGTGTTGATGCGGAAGGTGGAACTTGGGGCATACCACAAGGAACATCCAGAAAAGATATTGTCGCAGAGTTAAAGAAAGAATTAAGTGGAACAGGTTATAAGGCACCTGCTGGTGGTGGAACTGCACCCGGGGGTGGAACTGCACCCGGGGGTGGAACTGCACCTAGTACTAGTGATGGAACTGAACCTGCACCAAAAACTCTATCAAAGAGAGAGCAAAAGCGGAAGGCAAAAAATCAGAAACATCGGCGTTCTGTAGACAAACATAGAGTAAGTAAGGGTTTAGACCCAAAGTACAGCGACAAACAAAAGGGTATAGAACATGATAAAGTTAAAATATCTCAAGCAAACATGGGTGGTGTCGATTGGAATAAACTTGGTGGTAGAAGTACCATAGAAGATGCAATTCTTAACACATGGAATGAAGCTGGTATTTCTAAAGCACCAACATTTACTAGTGGATTTAGAGATAAAGACCACAAACTATCAAAATCAAATCCAAATTCACAACATATTCAAGCAACAGCATTTGATTTACGTTCTAATGATTTAGGCAGTAAAGCATCAGAAATATTTTCACGTTTGATGTCTGTATTGGGGCCAATGGGTATTTGGGGTCAACATGAAAAAGGAAAAGTTAATGCAAAAAATAGATCAGGAGAACATTTCCACTTTCAATTAGCTTCAAAAGGATTTGGTGGAGTAGTAGATAAAGCAACTGGTTTTATTGCAGGAGAGGATGGACCTGAAAGAGTTGATATTGTACCACTCAATGATCCAAGTGCAAGGATGGCTGGAATGAATAAAGCACATGACGACAGAATGGCATCCCAGGAAGGGACACCATCCATTAATGTCGTTACGTCAAACCAAACAAATAATTCTTCAGACCAATCAGCTGTAGTAATGCAACCACAACAAAGACCTAAAGAAATACTTGGTGCTTAATTACTCTTGTTCTGCTAACTTCTTGAAGTAGTCCAAAGTATCATCAGTTTTTTCTGTTGAAGCAACAGGTTT